GTGGTGGTGGCGGGTTCGCCCTGCTGGCCATAGCTGTTAATCGCCCTGACCGTCAGGGTGTATTCCCCGAGAGGCAGGCCACTGAAACGGTGCTCCGTATCGGCAGTGATGGCGGTGGTCAGCAGGCGGCTGTTCTCACCGCTTCCACTGGTCAGGCGCAGACTGAAGCGCACGCCCTTCACCACCCTCGGCGTGTCCCATTTCGCCAGCGCCAGATACTGGCTGTCAGCTGCGCTAACCTCCACCGTGAGGTGCTGTACTGCCGGTGGGATAACGCTGTTCAGGGTGCCTGACTGCGGCTCAAAGCGGGCTCCGTTATCCACAATGGCTTCTTTTTCCGGTACGTGCTGCACCGCCGTGATGGCAAAGGTGCCGTCCGTGTTTTCCCGGATGGAGACACAGCGGAACAGGCGACGGCGCAGTGACGGCAGGGAGAGTCCCCACACCCCGTATGTCTCCACGCCATCCGGCAAGGGGCTGACCTGTATCCGGTCCGGCGCGGGGTGTGCGGTGATGTCCACACTCACCGGCTTACCGCTGCCGTTAATCAGGTTCACCGTCAATGTACCTGTCCCCGGAAGTGTCACTTCACGGTCCAGCGTCAGGGTGCGGGTGGCAGCATCAATGGACAGGACACGTCCGCCGGTCAGGGTCCCGGCATAGTCATTATCACAGATTTCAATAATGTCACCGGGTGTGTGCCGCAGCCCCTGTGACCCGAGTGTGAAATCCACCGTCTGCGTTTCCAGCAGTCCGGTCTTTATCACCCACAGTCCGGCACGGTGGGCCTGACCGCGGCTGGTACAGCCGAACGCGTCCATCTTCAGCAGGTTGCGTCCGTAGCGCAGTATGGCTTCCGGGTCTTCCACCAGTTCCGTGGAGGTCTGCCAGCCGTTCTGCGGGTCGGTGTAATTCACCTCCACCGCCGTGTGCCGGTCCTTCAGGGCACTGAAGCTGTAGCGGAACCCCACGCCGTTATCATCCACCACCACATCGCTGTTGGTGTACGGCCACACCACATCCGACGGGCGGTCCTGAACGAACGTCAGCGTCTGGCCGTTCCATACCGGCATACAGCGCATCGCCGAGCAGAAATCACTGAGAACGTCCCACACCTTACGCTGTTGTGCCAGGTACGCATTAAAGGTCATCCGCGGCTCTGTGCCCCCGAAACCATCCGGGACCGTCTGGTCGCAGTACTGCCCGATGGCATACAGCGCCCACTTGTCCACATCCGCCGCCCCCAGACGTTTTCCCATGCCGTAGCGCGGGTGAGTCAGCATGTCCCACAGACACCAGGCCGGGTTGTTGCTGTATGCCGGTTTCAGACTGCCGTCCCAGATACCACTGTACGTGCGTTTTTCCGGGTCATAGTTTGACGGCACCTGGATGATGCGACCGCGGATATGGTAGTTCACCGTCATCTGCTGGCCGCCGAACTGCTCCGCATCCACCTGCAGCCCCACAATGGCCGTGTTCGGGTAGCACTGTTTTACATCGATGATTTCGGTGTATGACGACCAGAGCGTCTTATTCTGCAGCTGGTCCGTGGTGCTGTCCGCCGTCTCCCTGACCATCCGGATGTTAAAGGGGCGGGGAGGCAGATTATCCAGAATCACCGAGGCCAGGAACTGTGAGGTGGTCTTGCCGTTAATGGTGACATCCTTTTCTGTCACCCAGTTACCGTTACGCTGTAACTGAATCAGCAGACGGACAGAGGACGGATTACGGTCACCCTTTGACGTGGTCTCCACCAGTGACTGCACCCCGAAGGTCACCCGCAGGCGGTCAATGTTCGCTGACGTAATGGTGCGTGTCACCGGTTTTGCCTTCGTCACTTCCACACCCAGTACAGTTTCAGCTCCGGAGGACTCAAAGCCTTCCGGTGGTGTCTGCTCCTGCTCCCCGGCGCGCCAGACCGCGGTCACACCGTGTATCACGGGATTACCGTCCGTGTCCGTCAGCGGGGTTTTGTTCACCAGGATACTCTGCAGTCCCTTCACCGGGCCTTCCACCGGTCCCTCTCCAATCGCATCAATCACGCTCATCATCTGCGTGGATTTGAGATTATCCTTTGCCTCAACCGGCGTGTGCCCCTTGCCGCCACCTTTGCCCATTGTCTCACCCTTTACTGTGATAACTGTTACGCACAAAAACAACAGGCATCCCGGAGGATGCCTGTATCATGACTGAATAAAAATTCTGAATTTCTTCACATTCTGAAAAAAAAGACTGTTGCGCTGATAAATACGCTGCGTTACTTTTTAGTGCCTGAAAAATAACTCCATAACGTTAATCTTCATCGTTCTCTCCCGCAGCTCCGCGATCACTGCGGGATTTTTTTATTCTTTTTACCCCTGCCGCCCGATAACCACGACCTTTCCGCCCCCGCCTTCATCACGGGTGCTGATGTCCTGGGATATACGGCGGGAGCCAACCAGCATTTCCCCGTAAGGCACCGGCATCGGGTTCCCCTGGGCAATCATGTTATCCAGCGAGGAAAAGTACGTGTTCTGTCTGCCGTTATCCGTTGCGCGGTAATCCGGTGTTTTTGCCTTCGGGGCCAGCATCTGGGCCACACCGCCCAGAATCATGCTGGCTCCCAGTGAAAACAGCATCGTGGTGGCAGAAAAACCGCCGGCACTCAGGGCTGTACCCCATAACGCCATCGAGGCACCGGCAGTGAAGAAAGAGCCCACGATGGCTGCCGCCCCCAGCACAATCTGCAGTCCACCCTTTCCGGCCCCGGCCAGTCGCGGCACAATGTGGATGACCGTTCCCTCACCCAGCTGTTCGTGAAGACGGGCGTACACCGCCTCCGGTGCCGTGTCATAACCGGCAATACGTATCTGGTACCAGCCTTCGTTCATCTGACGGCGGAATCCGGGCACCTGTAACGACAGCGCCCGGATGGCTTCCGCTGCCGTGTTCACATACAGGCTGAGGCGGCGACCAAATCGTTGTAAATCCCCGTGAAGGCAGATGCGTGCCAGTGGCGGTGACGCCAGACAGAATGCGTTCGTCGTTGCCATTTTTCAGAATACCTCTCCCGTTTACTCAGTTGTTCAGGTATATGGTGAAGCAGCTCACCGTTGCCACAGTAAATGGCGGCATGATTCGGCACCGATGCGCCAAAGCAGCACAGCAGGATATCGCCTGCCTGTGCCGAGGACAGGGGCACCCGGTAAAACCCGGAGGCCTCCATATTGTCCAGATACAGGTTCTGGCCATTGCGCCACCACTCATCCTCGCGGTGAAAATCCGGCATCTCAATCCCCGCCAGATGGTATGCATCCCTGAACAGCGTGTAACAGTCCGTCACCCCGTGTTCAAAACGACGCCCGGTCAGGTGCGGCACACAGCGGAATTTATGAATGTCCCCCCGGCAGACCAGCCACCAGGGCAGGGCACTTTTTATCTGCAGCCGCCGGTCGGCCTCGCTCAGCCTGGGCAGGCCACCGGGATGGCTGTGGACCAGTGCCACAATCTCCCCCTGCATCTGTGCCCGCAGCCAGTCTTCCGGGGCAATACGAAAATACGCCTCCGGCTCTGCAGAGATATTCACACACGGCTGGTACCGGTCACCCTCCGGCGTGCTTATCACGAAGCCGCAAGACTCCGCAGGCGCACACCGCCGGGCATGCGCCAGAATCGCTGATTCAGTCTGTGTCATAAAATGGGATTTACTGCGAAAGTTTATTAATGGAAAGGAAACCGCCGAAATTAGCCACCATGCCGCGCAGCTCACACCCGCGCATGCACTTGCTGCATCTGTCCTTACGGATATCCGTGGTGGGTTTATCGAACTCATCCGCCACCGCCCCACCGGTGTAACCACACTCATCAGAGCGGTAGGTCCACATACAGGTGTTCGCCAGCATGATGCGACCGGGAAACAGCGCCCCGTCCGTCTCGGTCGGTGTCGCCAGCACAAACGAGGCCTTCATGGCCGTCAGCTCTGATAACTGCTCCACCACCCAGCGGTCGCTCAGCTCCTGCTCCGGGTCCGCTTCCGGATTGCCCGCCACAAAATTCACCGCATCCAGAAAACGCGCATACACCCGGCGGCGGACCACCGTGGCACCCACCAGACTCTGCAGGTCCTCCGCCATCCCGGTGACAAGACCAAACAGATTGGACACCGTCAGCGACGGGCGGGCACTGCTGCCCTTTCCGTTCATCTCAAAGCCGCTGCCGTCAATCGGGTATGCCTGATATTCCCGCCCCTGCCAGGTCACCGGCTCCCCTTTTTCATTCAGCTCATTGCAGAAAAAATAGCGCTCACCGCCCTGCACCGTCAGGTCAATTTCCCAGAGCACCACCCGCGGTGACTGCTCTGATTTAACCGACTCGTTCAGACTTTCTTCATGAATATCCTGCATCAGTTCACCACCTGCTCTATCGTGCAACTGAAATCACTGTACCGGGCGTTATCCGTAATACTCCACTCCCGGCACACCACCCTGACCGTCCGGTTATGTTTCGGGGGCTTCCACAAAAAAGCCCGGTAACCACCATGCCATGACAGAAACGCGGACAGTGCCTCCCGCTCAGCATCCGTTGTCACCCGAAAAACCACCTGAAAGGTCTTCAGTTGCGCATTCAGTCCTGCCGGACGACGCTGCTGATAACCGTCGCCAAACTTCACCGTCACCACCGACGGTTTCTCCGTCACCTGCATCCCTTCCCGGGGACACCAGTGAAGGGTCTTAATCTCATCCACTCAGCATTCCTCCGTCACGACGCATGGATAACATCACCGCCTGTACCCGCTGGTCAATCAGTTGCACAAGGGTGCCCGCCGCTTCCGGCCCTATCTGCCCGTTAGCGCCGTCATTCTGAATGGCGATGTGGTACACCGGGGAATACACCAGACCCGCACTGCCGTTCATACTGCCCACCGCACGCACGCCGAGTGAACCATCCGCTGCCCGGGTCAGAGGCATTATGGCTTCAGGTCCGGCCTCCCCCATCAGCCCTGCCCCTTTTGCAAAGGCAAAGTACGTGGGCGTGTCCACAATACTGTTACTGTATGCACTCAGGTTTGCCGAGGTATAAACGCCGCCTTTTGCATTTGCCACCGCGCCACCCAGCCAGTTGCCTATACTGCCGAAAAATCCTCCTGCACCGGACATACTGTTTGCCGCCATCTTAATGCCGTTGACAATGGCCGCATTCATAAGAACTTTTGATATTTCCTGCAGGATTAATGCAGCCCAGCTGCGCCATTCCACTTTATTTCCGTTCAGCATCTCCGTGATGTTATTCACCATCCCTGAGATACCGTCTGTCGCAAGCTGTGCTGCCTGTGAAGCGTAATCTGATGCGCTGTCCACCCAGTTACTTAGCCCTTCCTGCAGCCCTTTCTGCCAGTCAGCACGCTGCGCATCCGATTCGGCATAAAAAGCCTCCTGGTCTTTAAGGCGCTCACTCAGATACTGCGCATTCTGCGCCAGCGCCTGTCTGTAAAAATCCTCACTGATATCCCCTGTCTGATACTGAGACTGCAGGTCCGCATCCTTCTGGCGGTAGCCGTCACGAATCTGCTTCAGCTCCCGCATCCGTTCTCGGATCCGCTCACCCTGCCCGTATCCCAGCAGCTCTGCGTCATTTGATGCCCTTGCGTCTGCATTATCATTTTTCAGGGTCTCCTCCCGGGCCCGTAACTGCTCCCGGATTTTCTTCTGGTCAATCAGGGCAGCATTGCGCAGCAGCTCCTGCTTCTGTATCTCCGTCAGGATTTTCAGCTCGCCCTGCGAGGTCTGGTACTTCAGCTTCGCCAGTTCTGTATTCTTCCCTGCCAGTGCCAGTTGTTCCTTCTGCTGCTTCAGCAGACGGGAAAAACTGTCTTCCGCTTTTTCCGTCTCAGATTTTCCGCCCCGGGATTTGGGTTTATTCGCCTCATTATTGCGCCAGGCTTCCATCGAATTACGGATGTAACGCTGCCTCGCCTCCTGATACGTATCCCCCACCAGACCAAGGTCATCCGCCGCATACCCCAGCCGGGCACGCTCTTTTTCTTCCCCTTTCCGCCGGGACAGGGCAAGTTGACGCTCTGTGTTATTCAGGGCGCTCTGCTGTTTATCATCCAGAGTGGCCTGTGGCAGTCGCAGCGGTACACTCGCCAGTCCCTGACGCTGTTGCAGCAGTTCATTACCCAGCCCCAGCAGGCGGTTGAATTCCGTATGCTGAACATTCATCTGCAGTAATGCCTGGTATGCCCTGTTCTGCTCTGCCGCCTCCTCACGTATCCTCGCTACACGGTTGTACTCCAGTGACGCCAGCGTTTCCTGTACAGACCTCGCCCTTTCCTGCATCTGTGTCAGTCGTGACTGTTCAACCGCCAGCCTGCCGGTTGCCTCAGCAAGGCCGTGGGTTATAATCTCCGCACCTGAACCACCCTGTGGATTTTCCTGCAGCCAGCGCTGATAGTCAGCAATCTGTGTTTTCAGTCCCCGGACTTTACTTTCCTGCTCAGCAATCAGACGATTCTGCTCTTCCAGTGCTTCGCGGGTTTTACCCTCATTATCAGCCAGTTCCGGAAGGGTCATTCCTGGCAGCTTTGCCCGGATTTCATCAATCGTCGATGCATACTGGCGCGCGGACTCCCTGGCCTGTTCCTGACGCTGGTACACCGTGTACCAGGCACCGGCCCCAAGCATCAGTAAACCGGGTATCCCGCCGACCAGAGAAAGCAGGGATGCAGCGCCACTTTTCAGCATTCCCGTAACCGACGTGGCATTCTCCAGCGCCTTCCCCGAGGCCGCCACTGCATGATTCGACTGCACCAGTGCAGCATTGGCCACAATCATGGCCCGACGTTTTGCGACGGCATTCTGTGTGACCAGCGCCTCCGCACTGGTATTTCTGGCCACGGCGAGTTCTGCCTGTGCCAGTTGCCAGGCACGTTCTGCCGCCAGAGCGTCAGCCGCCGCCTTACGTTGCACCTGAACCGCAGCATCTGCCTGCGCCGCTGCCAGGGCAACAGTGCCAGACTTCGCAGCAAGCAGTTCTGTCGTGGCCTTTCCCACACCGGATGCCATATTGCCAAAGTACCGGGCGACCCCGACAGCAACCAGCACACCCGCAGCTGTTGCCACGGTATCAATATTTCCGGCCACACCGTTCAGCACGCCGGAGAGCGTTTTCGTCGCTCCGCTGGCCTCATTCGCGCCACCCACCCAGGCCATAAAGGCGTTTTCCACCTTCGTGATCCCGTCAGCCACCGTTTCCGGCATGGCTGCATATTCATCACGCAATATCCCCAGCTGGCTGATTAACGCGGGAACGACTTTATCCGCCGTCAGTTGACCATCGTCCGCCATCGCCTTCAGATCTTTACGGGCCACGCCCATGCCTGCAGCCAGTGCGCGAATGATCCGGTCCCCACTTTCATTGACCGAATTAAATTCCTCACCGCGTAACACACCCTGTGCCAGCGCCTGGCTGAACTGGGTGATCACCGAACCCGCCTCTGCCGTACTGGCACCGGAAATTTTCAGCCCTGTCGAAATGGCCTCCGTCACCTTCAGCACATCATCAGCACTGTAACCATATTCACGCATCGAGGCAGCCGAACGGGCAAACAGGGCCGCATTATCCGAAAATGCGGTGCCTGTCCGCTGGCTGATATCCATCAGTACTTTCTGTGATGACGAAAATTCATCTGATGACTGCGACGCCTGTTTCAGACGGGCATTCACGGAGCTCCATTCATCCGCCAGCGAAATCAGGTGTCCGGTGGCAAAGGCACCGGCAAACGCACCGGTCATTCCGACAGCCGAAGCGCGGATTTCCGTCAACTGGCTGTTCAGCTCAGCCAGAGCCCGGCGCTGCTCCCTGGCTGCCGCAGCAGCCTGACGTCCGCCATTCTGCAGGGTCCGGTAATATTCACTGCCCATACGGGATGCCCGCTGGATCTCCGACTGGAATGACTGTGA